AAATCTAAACTGTTTGATTAATAGAAAGGGGTAAGTTGATTGTATTAGCTTACCCCTAATTTTTATAAACCCCTTGACAAAGTGTAAAATTAATGCTATAATATATTAGAGAAGATTAGGGGTATTTTCATACCCTCGCAAAACAAGAAATTAGAAAGGGGTATTTATGGAAGAAAGAAAGAATAATTATAGCGTTTATTATCACTATAATCCAAAGAATGGCAAATATTACATTGGTATCACCATGCAAGAACCTCAGAAGCGTTGGGGTTATAATGGTAGTCATTACAAGCCTAATACACATTTTTGGAATGCCATACAACGTGATGGTTGGGATAACTTTGAACACGTTGTTATTGAGACTGGACTTTCAAGAGAGATGGCTGTTGCTATGGAAAAGAGACTTATTAAAGAATGCGATAGTTTTAATAATGGTTATAATAATTCATATGGTGGAGAGTCTATGAATGGATATGAAATGGCGCAAAGCATAAAGGATAAAATTAGTGATTCTAATAGTGGAGAAAATGGATTTTGGTATGGTAAAAAGTTGCCAGAATATATGGTTAAGAAACTGTCTGATGCACATATAAATCATCCAGACTTATCAAGACCTATCAATCAGTATGATATTAATGGGAAATATTTAAAAACATATCCTTCTGTGGAAGAAGCGCGTAGAACAGTTGGGCATGGCAACTTTCATAGGGCTGCACGAACACAAAATTCACTTTGTTTAGGTTATCAGTGGAGATATGATGACGGAAACAGATTAGATATCGAGCCATACAATTCATATCACGCTTGTCCTAAAAGGCGTAAGGCTGTATTGAAGTATGATTTGCAGGGCAATTTTATAAGACGATACGACAGTATTTCTGTGGCTACTAACGCAGAAAACATAAAACACATAGGTTCTTGTTGTAGTGGCAAACGAAAGACAGCCGGTGGCTACATCTGGAAATACGCAGAATAATTTACAGCACACCTTCGGGTGTGCTTTTTATAGGAGGAAGTATGAAACGAATAATGAGCGTGGATCAGTCAACTTCCGCAACGGGGGCTGGCTTTTTTGTTAATGGCAAACTAAAAGATTATTGCCTAATAAAACCGAAAATGAGTAAACGAGCTGATGAGTTGCGAGTAGAAGAAGAACCGCACCTTATCAGTATTATTATGCCCGAAGCGGATTACGGCACTACTCTACTCCGCATAACGGCAATAACAGACCAACTCGAAAAGCTTATTGAGAAATTCAAGCCAGACGAGATATGGTTTGAGGAAATATTTGAAAACGCAAATCCGAAAGGGTTTAGGTCGCTGGCGAGGCTACAAGGCTTCATAGCGCACATTGCCCACAAACACAACGTCAAGTACACTATTGTAGAGGAATCAAAGTGGATAACGGCGTGGGGCAAATACGGCAGATGTGTGAAGCGACCAGAAAGAAAAGAAGATATAAGACAGAAAGTAAACGATTATTACAATCTTGATATAAAGGTAGATGACGTATCTGATGCCATTGCTATTGGGAGATACGCAGTCGAAACACAAATCTAACTTTTGTGCTTGTTAAGTGCGAAAGTAAACTAATTATAAAGGAGAAAATAACTATGAGTACAATAACAGATGTTATGGGCAAGAACTCTACCCTCAGAAACACAACTAAGAATATTAACGGCGCAAAGGTAGAAATCAAGGGCTACCTTGACGTGAACACAATGGCAAACATAGTACAGACTGTAGCGCAGACCTGTTTTCAGAATGGTGAGTTCCGCGCAGAGAACCGTGAAATTGCACGACGCTTTGCAATATTGAAATATCTTACCGATATAGAAATTGATGAAGATACCGATGTAGCGGAGATATTCAAGACAACGCAGGGTGGCAATTGGTATTCACAGATTGAGTCCGAAGTTGTGAAACTGGCTGTCTGGGGCGAGATAGAAACTGCAATTGACAAGCAGATTGACTATATCATAGCAACAAGACAGACTGCATTTGATAAGCTCTGTGCAGACTTATCGGCAATATTAAGTGTGGACACGAAAGCAGACCTTGCCGATGTTAAAGAGGTTCTAAAGGATTTAACAAAGGTAAACAAAGAAGAATTTGTTGATGCGGTTATAAAGAAGAATACCAAAAAGAAAAGTGCTCAGTAATTGAGCACTTTTGTATATAAATATCGTACCCTTAGTTCCGTCCACTGGATAAAAGAGTTTGAAATCCTGCCCGAATTACTGGTGAACTCCCATTATCTTATAGGATATGAGCGATAGTGTTCACGCACATATTCCAGTGCGCCGTAACGTATACGATAATATGCTCTAACGTGTACGGGTTTATAAACAAAACTCATTTTTCATCACCTCATAATTCAGTCTCAGTGAACGGAATTAGGGGTACGATATTCGATTATATTAATTTTTTTCTAATTGCAAATACGTCGCCAAACAGCAAGTCAATTCCTTGACGTTGCAGGGACAATACCTTTTTGGCTTTATGAATAATGCGCTTGCGTACCTTATCACAAAGTTGGACTGGTATGTTGTGCGGATCAAGATATTCGTTTAATATATAATCTTTGGTTACAGGGCACATATTTTGAATAAGAACGGCTTTCTTTCTGCCGAGTACATGGCAGAAGTCAATGGTATCGCATTTACCATATCGCTTAATTTTATCGTTATAAATACGTTCAAATTTATCAACCTTAGAGGATATGGGGATTAGCCAATAAATGTCATTGCCGTCTGTAAAGGCGCAGAAATATGGACGGTTATGCTCATTATTGTTCATAAACTTAGGGTTTGCAAATTGTTGTGAATATTCTGGTTTGAGAAAATAAAAGTGACCTATAATCATACAACGCTCCTAATAGTAAAGCCCTGCGATTAGGCAAGGCTTTGGATTTGAGTCTGACTATTTGTAGACCGCATATCAGAAAGCGGTAAACATTCATATCCGATTATTTATTAGACGCTAATCGGGAGCGACACGACACGATATGTGGTTTTATCCACGGTATCATTATAACATAAAAATTTAAAAATGTCAAGAGGTGATTTAATGGCTTCTATTAAAGACCAAATAGAGAAAATTGTGGCAAGAAAAGCAAAACTCGCCAACGGCAGAACTATTGAGCAAACCTTAATGGAGGCTGTTGATTATCTCTATATATGTATACAGCGAGAAATAGACGATATGTATGAAGAATACACGCCAAAGGTATATGAGCGCAGACCGTGGCATGAGGGTTTGCGTTCTGCATTATATGCAGAAGATTTTTTAGACGCTCGTATTAAAGGCAATAGTATTGAAGTGTCTCTCAAATTCAGTAATAATGTTTGGGCATGGAATTTTAATCATACTCATTTATCTAATGTTGCAGTTTTAATGAATAATGGCTGGGCTTGGCATAGCAGACCATTGCGGGGTATAGAGCGTTTTACGGATTATGGTGGCTATCACTTTATTGAAAAGGGGTGTCGCCGTTTTAATGAGACAAACCGTTGGGGTGTAACAATCACTCCGATTATAGATAATACAAATTGGTATTAAGAAAGTGTGGTGATAGAATGGACGATAACAGAATAGAAATAGTGGCGCGGTTAGACACGAGTAGGGCGGCTGTTGTAAAGATTGAAGCCGATTTATCAAAAATTACAGACCAACTTAACAAAGACCAAGCACTGAAAATCATAGCAAATGTAGATTTAGGTAAAACCACACAGCGTATAAATTCTCAACTCGCCACTATAAGCAAAAATCTTAATCTTAATATTGGCAATATACAAGTCTCTGCAAATACATCTAATGTTGTGTCGCAGATGAATAATATTAGTGCTGCTGCAAATAATACAAAACAGAGTGTTCAAGCGGTTAATCAGTCTCTTGCCAATATGAACAAATTTCAACCTTTTAGTCCTGAGACTACAAAAAAAGGGTTAATAGATGTTGAGGCTACTATAGCATCACTTGAAAAGAAATTATTGTCTTTACAAGGTGTAAAATCTGTAAGCGCGGTTGGTAAGCTTGACGATAGTGGAAAATCATCGCAACCATTAAAAGAAATTGAAGCAACAATTGTTTCCACCACTGGCGAAGTGCGTAAATTAAATTTTGAATACAGGCAATTTGAGGATATGTTCTTTGCTACTAAAGGCTCTGTATCAGATAGTGGGGTTGTAAAACAGGCAGAACAACTTTCAAAATTCATAGATCAATATACTTCAAAACTAAATTCTCTTAGGTCGCAGGTTAATGAAAGCTTTGCTCCTAACATCACGGCAACCTTAAATCAGGGCGCACAGCAGGTGAATATAACCTTTGATTCTCTGTTGCAGAAGATAAATGCTCTCGCTTCGGGTAGTGGCAGTATAGAAGAAGTACGAGTTGAGTTTACGGCTTTGGAAAGCACTGTTAATTCACTTAATAGTGTCTTAGGTCAAGCGCAAGGTAAGGGATTTAATCGCTTTGACAATGCTGAAATATCGGCAAGAGAATTTGATGGTACGCTTGCTAAAATTAAGGCTGATCTTGATAGTCTTAACTCCGCAAATCCCGAAGTTGCTCGGTTATCAAGTCAATTCAAATATCTCAGTGATGCCACACAGACTCTTTCTAAAGGCACAAGAGATAACGCTTGGATTGAACAATACGCTCAAATTAGCATTAAACTAAGAGAAATCGCAAATGAAATCAAGTTAGTTAAGCAACTTGAATCACAAGATGACTCATCTGCTACTCGCAAACAACTCGATGCATTACATGAGATAGCAAACGCCTATAAAGAAATTCGTACTCTTTCTACTAAGGGCGAAACTGGAACTGAATTAAAAGCAGAAGCAGAGAGACAGATTGCAGTTCAAAACGAGATTATAAACGCTACACTTCAAAGATTGCAAAGCGAAGGACTTGTCTCAAAAGACATCCAAACCCAGATTCAGCTTTATGAAACTGAGTTGGCTAATGTCAACGCTCTTGCTGCGGCAAAACAGAATGATGTCAATGCTCAAAAAGCCGCAAGCGAAGCATTAAAAGAGCAGAAACGACTCTATTCAAGCCTCGTTCAAGATGTTAGAACTTACACAAATGCACTCAATAATTTCAACAATGCGGGTGCGGTCAAGAAAAGTTCTGGCAACACAGGCATTTCAAATCAAGTTGCTCAGAACGTGCAATTGCTTGAACAGTTAAAGTCTATATTTAATGAGTTGAGTGTAGGCTTTGACAAACTCCCTGCTGATAGACTTAATGATTTAAATAATAGATTTAATGCTATAAGAAGTTCTCTCCAAGCCGCAAAGGATAGTAGTGAACAGTTCAAACGTTCATTGACTGACAATAAGATTAGTCAAGATGTGGCTAATAAAATTGCAAATCTCACCAATCAAATAAATATTTTTGCCAATGCAAATAAGAAAGCCATAGAATCCACCAAGACTATGCGTAATGGCATGACCTTTGCCGACGAATGGCAGAGAATTGTAACCATGCTAAAGTCTGGTAATTTGGATAATAATGGTATTCAGCAACTTGCCCAAGATTTTAGAAATTTCAAGGGTGAAGCGGAATCCGCAGGTTTGTCGGTCAATAGGCTTTTTGCAAGTATGCAGAGTCAACTCAGGCTGGTTCTTCAGCGTTGGGTTTCACTTTATGCAGTTGTAAGATATATCCGAGAAATGGTTGACAGTGTTAAATCATTAGACACCGCCATGATTAACCTAAAGAGAGTTACGGACGCAACTGACGAATCGTATGCAAAGTTTATAAACGACGCAGACAAACAAGCAGCGAAACTGAAAACAACAACGAGTTCACTTGTGGAACAGGCTTACCAATGGGCAAAGCTTGGCTACGATATGAATGAAAGCCTTGAACTTGCAAACGCTTCAACAATCTTTATGAGGGTTGCAGACGTTGACCAAACTCAGGCTCTCAGTAATCTTGTTACTACATTAAAGGCTTATAGAATTGAAGCTGAAGATACAATAGATGTTGTTGACAAGTTAGATAAGCTTAATAATGAATTTGCCGTATCTGCGGCTGGACTTGGTGAAGGCTTAGAGCGTTCTGCTTCGTCACTTTACATGACAGGCAATACGTTAGACCAGTCTCTTGCACTGCTTACAGGTGCGGGCGAAATCACGCAAAATTTAGAGAATACAGGTAATGCCCTAAAAGTTGTTGCGCTTCGACTTCAAGGTATGAAAGGTGCGCTTGAAGAACTTAATGAGCCAGTTGATGACCTCATGGAAGTCAGCAAAATTCAAACGCAGATTCTCAACCTTACCCAAAATCAGGTTGATATTTACGATCAAGCAAATGACAAGTTTAGGTCGACCTATGATATTCTTAAAGACGTGTCTGAAATATGGGACACTCTTAGTTCAACCGAGAGAGCGAGCCTTACTGAAATAATGTTCGGAAAACTTCGCGCTAACCAAGGTTTAGCTATTATTCAAGCATTTCAATCAGGACAAATTGAAAAGGCATATGAAGCTTCAATAAACGCTGCTGGCACAGCTACAAAAGAAAACGAAGAAATGATGAGGGGCATACAAGCTCATATTAATGCGCTTAAAGGTGCGTTTGAAGAACTGTCTAATGCCGTCATTGATTCTGGTTTCTTAAAAACTGTAATTGACAGTGGTAAAACAATTCTTAATATTCTCACATGGATAACTAAGAATCTCGGTACTCTTACAACAATTGGTGCAGGTGTCGGCTTATTCGCTGGATTTAAAAACGTTCGTTTATTTAATCTGTCAGCTATAAAAGAAGCGACAGTTGCCTTTACTGCATACAATACACAACTTAAAATAGGCAATCAACATTTAGCTACTCAAACTGCTTTACAAGGTACAGAAAACGCAAGTCTCAGAACATACATTGCAAACCTTAATGGAGCAAAAGCAAGTCTTGGCAGCTATACTGCTTATTTAGTTAAGACAAAGATAGAAACTATAGCGTTACGTGTTGCGACAATTGCACTCAACACCGCGCTAACTATGGGAATATCATTAGCTATTCAAGGTATTGGCAAACTTATTGATAAACTTGTCATTACAAAAGATGAACTAAATGAAATTAGTGATACTGCCGTTAATGACATGAATGAGTTGGCAGAGAGTATTAAGAAATTAAATGCTGACAAAGCAGAAGTTGCTAATCTTGTTCGGCAATATCATAGTCTTGCTTCTTCTACTGGAGATATTAGTTCTAAAAAAGATGAATTAATAAAGATACAAGACAGTTTGGTAGAGAAATATGGTGACGAGGCTAAGAGCATTGACCTTGTTAATGGCAAATATGATGACCAAATTGCCAAAATTAAAGCATTGTCTGACGCCGAATATGATGATTGGAAAATCAAAAACGCTGCCAAGATTGCAAAAGCAAATAAAATGGCTGAGTACAATGTTGGTTGGTATTATAGAGAATCCGCAGATGGACAACTCGTTGCTGACGATAAATATGACCAAAATTTCTTAAAGGGTGGAGTTCAATGGGAAGATGAACTTGCGGCTTCTCTTTATAAAGTTAAGGGTGTCTCTGAAGATATTCAAGACATATGGCAAGATATTGAAGGTATAGAATTTGTTGATGGTATTTTTAGCAATGACCTTTATTTAAGTGGAAGTCTTGAAGATGCTAAAGAACAATTGAGGCAGTTGATCCAAGCCTTGACAGATGCAGGAGCAGACGATAAAGTATTAGAACCTCTCACTAAACAATTTACAAAAATTGGCGAAGCTCTTGAAGAAATTGCAACTTATGGCACAGAGAGTAAAAAAATAGCAGATAATGAAATTTCTAATCTCGGCGCAATTAATGATGTAATAACTCCAAATCTTGATAAGCTTAATGCTCTTGTTTCGGCAATGGGTGACGCTCGTGTTGAGTGGTTCAAGGCTCTTGACGAAATGGAAAATGGTTTTGGCAAGACTGTTGACTCTATGAGTTCATCACTTCAAAAGCTTGTTGACGGCAAGAATCTTTCAAGTTCTGAGTTTTGGGATTTGATGGAGCTTGACACCGACAAAATTATCACTGATATAAAAATGGTGGGCGATGAGTTTACAATCGACCAACAGCAGTTAATACAGCTTAAAGACCAACAGATACAGAAGCAGATTGATAGTTTACAACTTGAAAACTCTACTCTTGAAACGAAACGTCAAACACTTGCCACGACTATTGAACAAGCAAGGGCTGAATTGTCACTTCTTGGCGCACGAGGAATGTCGGTTGACAAATACCGTAGAGAATATCAAGAAGCTGAAAATGCTGTTTTAGAGGCAGAGAAGAACCTACAAGATTATGGCGATCAGATACGTCGTAACAATATTCTTATAGACCAGTGGAGAGCAAAACTTGGCGATACAGCAGATTATACCGCAAAAATCACTCAAGAAATTAAAGAGTTAAATGACTATGCCGATAATCTCCTTAAAGCACAAGAACATAGAATTGACCAAATCATTGACGGTCATCAACGTGAACTTGATTCTCTTAATGCAGAAAAGGAAGTTTTGCAAGATGAGCTTGATGCTTTAAATGACCAAAAAGACGCTATTGAAGATATTATTAAGAACTATGAGTCGGTAAATTCAATAGTGCAAGACACTGTTCAAAAGGAAATTGACTCCCTCAATGAACAGAAAAAGGCAATTGAGGACACGTATAATAAGCGTATCGAAGCCCTTAAAACTGAGAATGAAGAACGCGAGGACGCTCTTGAATATGCTCAGAAACTTGCTAATCTTGAGAACGCTAAAAACAACAAAGTACGTGTTATTGACGCAACTCGTGGATTTCGTTATGAGTCTGTGAAGGAAGATGTTGCTAAAGCACAGAGCGACCTTGATTCCTTTGAGAATGCACAGGCGATTAAAGCTCTTGAAAAGGCAAGAGATGCCGAGACTAAGGTTATAGATGACGTTATTGAGGAAAAGGAAAAGTATTCTAAGTCATGGGCAGATATTCTTGATACCATTAAGACTGATGAAGATGAGCTTTTAGCGGTTGAAATACTTGGCGCAGATTGGCGCGAAAAGATTGCGCAGGGCGATACTGAGTTGATGGCGAAATTCAGAACTGAGTATTTAAAGCATAATACCAATCTTAAAACACTGACTAATACCGAGATTAAACTTAAAGAAGCTGCTATTCAAGCGAAGGACGCTGAAATCAAGTCAAAAAATGAGCAAATCAAGAAATGGAAAGAATACAAAACTGAGGTTCAAAATGCGGCAAAAGATATTAAAGATGCTAACGATGGTTATTTGTCACAATTGAGTACGATTGAACTTGATGAGACAAGTAGTTTAGAACGCAGACAAACCAATCTTAATAATTTTAAGACGGCTTATGCCGACGCTCTACAGACCGCCATTGACAAGCAAAGAGAGCTTGATGGACTGAGTAAGGATTTTGGCTTTAGTGTATACGTTGACGGATTAGACCAACTTCAGCAAGCGGTTGATAAAGTGCGAGATTTGGGTATTGAATATAATGGTGCGGCACTGGGCAAATATCTTTATGAACACGCACAAGATATGAGCAAGGAAGATGCGCAAGATATTTTATATGCTTATGCAGACGCAAGCACTAACAATCAAGGTGCAAGAAGATATGGTGCTCCAAAATCTCTATACAACACACTTACAGCTAATCCTGTAACAGTTGATGTAACGCCCAAACGCTACGGTGCTCCGCCAGTGGCGACACCAACTACAGCCACAACAATTAATAATACAGTAAATGTTGACAAAATCGTTACAGACAATCCTCAAGACTTTGCAAAGCAACTTGACCGTTATTACCAAACCAAGCTCACAGAGAGCTATACAAATAAATAATTTATGCTCCCTCACCGAAGTGAGGGAGCTATCTTTATAGAAAGGGGTGAATTGATGTTACAATACCCTATTAACTTTTATCCAGACGGGCATACAATTGATCCCTCTGGTGCAGAAGCGCAAAGAACAATAAGATTTACTTTTAAAGGCGATGTTTTACAATCGGCGCATTATAAAGTCTATAATTACGACACTGAGGAATTAGTTGCTACCGATTTTGATGAATTTAATGATGGTGCATATAATGGTGTGACTATAAGCAATAATCGCATATTTAACAACACTTCCATATTCCCTATTAATCGTGAATATCGCTATGTAATCCAGTGCTTGCTTACACAAGGACAGTCCAATACTTTAATGTGTGACCGTTTTGTGCTGCGTGGTGAGTTGGTTGAGGATTACGATCACGATAATGATACGGTCAATTTGACGATTGAAGATAAAATAAACCTTATATATGAATGGAATGTAAACGCACAGGGCATACATACTCCTGTTATAGAAAATGTATCAGGCGTGGACATGACATTTGGCATTATTAAGATGCGTATAGGCGACGAAGAACGAACTATAATGAGCTACAACTATAACACGGGTGAGATTGTTTTGGATTTTGCATTTTCTCAGAACTACCCGAAGGGAACTCCATATCAACTTTACTCAAATTATCTTATAACACAGCAATATTTTGTTAAGACTAATGCAACTCCAAGCTTTAGCGGCTTACAAGCAAGATGGGCTGGCGAAAGTGGTGGTACAAATGTTGGCGTTAATTTTTCGGCTGATTATTCTTTGACAGCATATCCTCCTCTCAAATATTACACTGTAATGCTTGAAAAGCAAGTAGGTGATGATGTTGATGGGCAACCGCGCCATTATACTAAGATATATGAAACCGAAAAAATATTCTCACAAGAAATTCAAACAAAATTTGTTGATGATTACGATGTGTATGCAATTGGTTATGATCTTCCTGTTGGCAATTCAAATACAAGAAGATATCTTTTTACTCTTAAAGGTGTTTTGCAAAATGGCATGAAGATTTCTGCGCAATTAGAAAGTGTTGCGCCAGAAAGAACAACATGGACTCCTATCACGCATTTAAATATGGCGTATGGAAGTTGGGATAACGCACAAAATTCTGTTAAGTTGACATGGATTCATAGTGATGAAAATGCGTTTCCTGAAACGGGAGCTGTTAGAATTTATCGTTATGATATGGATGCTAATGATGTTGTTCTTGGCAGAAAGCTTTTGGCAAGTGCCTATGCTACAGATGATATGTTTATTGATTCAACAGTTAGCACTCACGGCAATTATCGTTATGTTTTAATCCCGTTCCAAAGAATTGGTGGTGGCGGATATAGTTCTGGTGTAAGTCATGCCCCCGTCATATCAGATAAAATTAAATTGGATATGTATGGATATACTATCGTTGAATTGCTTAGAGATGTAACTACGACATATAATGGCAAACCATTTTATCATATGGGCGACTCATGGCATCTCCGTGCCGACATTGAGGACACAACAGTAACACAAAACACTGACAAGGTATTGCACGTCGGCTACGGCAAGTACAGCTCGGCAACGCACACAGGCTTGAATTATATGTCGGGTACTTTTACAGGTGCAATTGTGCAGCCTAACTGCGATGGTGAGACTAAGTGGAAAGACGATATCGGTTTGGTCAAGGCTTGGCGTGAATTTATCACTAAGGATTGTATTTATCTCTTGCGCTCCCAGAAGGGTGACGTGTGGGTTGTGAATGTTGTGGATAATCCTACAACCACATATGACGAAAAGTATAAGCCGATTACGACAAGTGTCAGCTTCAATTGGGCTGAGTGTGCAAGCATAGATGACATTATGGTTGTTAGTGGTAATGTATGGTAAGAAAGGAGAGTGAATGTATGCTATATTTTGAAGCTGATTCGTGGACGAAATTAGTCGAGCTTGCTAATCCTTCTTCGCCATATAGTGATAGTATAACTATAAAACTTACAAAAGATATCGAATGTAATAGCGAAATTCCGGAGGGGGTAGCCGCTACTCTTTCTTTTCCTGCAAGTGGTACAGGTTGTACTGTTACTATTGATGGAGGATACGACCCAACAGATATAACGAAACGTCGAGTAATACGTAATCTCCAAACACATATTGTATCTCCTGTTGACATATTTTCAACACCTTACAATTCTTTTATTTTAAGAAATATTGATTTTATTAACCTAAAAACCGAGAAGTTTTTAGCAAAAGGCGGAAGTAGTGGATCTACAATTATATCAAATTGCCGCTTCGTTGGTAGGAGAAAATACAATTTATTTAAGGGTAGTAATGGCGGAATAAAAATGTCATCGTGCTTTTTCAACATTCCGTATCAAAAAGAATCTCCTGTTCTTAGTGAACTACCAATAGCCACTGTTCCTTCATCACTAACCGCTTCAAATCATCAAGCATATTGGTGTCATTTCAGAGAAACTTACGGCGGTTGGACGCCAGACGATTCAAAATTCTGTACGTCTTTTGGCAATCTTAATGTAGACGGCTGTTATGTGGATGGTGAAATTGTAGCTGACTCTGTGATTATACTCACTAATCAATATTCTTATGCAAGTAAAATTCAAAGTGTCATAGATGCAGACCTTAAAACTATAGCAGCCGAAGGAACCACTATCAGTGTACAGGCTCCAAATGGAGTGTGGCGCAATGATATTCATTCTACTGATAGTAGCATTACAGGCACTTACCAATACACTAACGTCAACACTTCGGCTATCCCAGAAACTCCAGCGAACATGAAGGATGCTACCGCCCTTTACAATGATGGTTTCGATATTGTTCATTAAGGACGGTGATAAACATGGTTGAAGAAAACATTAATATTGGCAGTCTCCAACAAGGTAGTATTTCTGAAACAGGTACAAACATATCATCTACCGAATATATTCGTACAAAAGATTACGTTAATGGCGTAGAAGTATTTAGAAGAGGGTATTTAGAGTGTTTCTCTACAAAGCCTCGTTCTATTGAGGGGAGCACTGAAGGAATTACAGATGTTAGGCATTCGGTACCAGCTTTTCCTTCCACATTACGTAATGATATTTCTACAGCAAATAATGGTAACTATGAAATTTATTATTATCACTATTATATACATCACGACGATAGTTATTATGGAGATAATGTTCTTTGGTGGGCTGGTTATATAGCATTACTTATCCCAAAGATAGGTAGCAATGTAGATAGTGAGAAACCATGGGTGAAAACGTATAAGGAAAATGAATACCCAACTTCCAGTGCTAACTATTCCACCAAAGAAAAATATTACGAAAGTATAGATGTTGAGGCTAACACGATAACGTATTACAATTCAGGACAATCTGGAGAGACTACAACAATGAGCTTGTTACAGTTTATTTGCGGCTCTCTTGATGGTACATATCATTACCAAGCAGAATTACGTTGCTGGCGGTTATCGGATATAGTTCCTTGCGACGTGGCATTACTTGGATACACTTCAACTAACCTACTTGTTTATAGTGAACGCTGGAAAAGTGGTGAGGGCTCTATCAGTAACATGGTAGATTTTTTATCACAATCGCCAATAATTAAATGGAAATTTGCCATGCACGTAGATGGCATAACGAATTTGAAAACCGATTATATTTGTAAACATTCTTTTACTTTTGTTGGTAATTCTTGGGAACTTAACGAAGATGACATACTCGTTAATGCTGACATTCCCGACACAATAGACGGTAATATTTTCACTCCGCCATATCCTGCGACTATTTGGTATCTGGACAAGAATCGCAAGCTTGTGAACGCTTTATTGCCAGAACCTTACGAGGAAAGGCATAATATAGTCCATGACAATCCAGACGGAATGGAATATTTTAACTATCACAGTAATGTATATGATAGTGCATTATCAAATCTCAATAACAACTACCGCATACGCCTTGAAATCCTAACAGGAGAGGAAACAGTAATAGGCGAAATTACAAAAGACCTATCGCTGACTGCCGCTGGGCAAATAACGATTAATTATGAGCAGATAACAAGACGCTCATGTAGTTTATCGCTCATCAATGTGGATAATAAATATATTCCCACCAAGAATAGTCCATTCTGGCTCAATCGCAAATTTAAGCTATGGCTCGGACTCGTGGTAGGCAAAGACACCTATTGGTGGTCGCAAGGCATATTCTATACGGTCAGTGCAAATGCTGCGGGGCGCATACTCTCTATCGAGGGTGTTGATAAGGGCGGTGCTCTTGATGGAACGCTCAAGCTCAATATGACAGAAGCACAATATCAATTTAAGCGTGGTAAGGCTCTCACAGAAATGATAAAGCAGACATTGGCTCTTGATGTGGGTAATCCGTATGGTGCAAATAACTCCCCTATCGGTTTTGGTGGCAATAGACCAATTGATAGTCAGCCGCCGCTTATCGGCATTGAATACTACGGCTTTAATACGGTTGCGGATATCTCAATTGATGCCAATTCGTATATCTCAGAAATGTTTGTAAATATGGCAGATCTTTACGCTGCGGACTGCTATTATAACACTAATGGCAATCTGGTATTTGAACAGCATATTGATTCGTCTGGATATAACTATGTGCCGACTCAGTGGAGTTTCACGGATTTGTCAAGCACGTTTGAGGACGTAAATTATGAGTATTCATATGAGGGCGAAAATGTGGTAACGGTTTACACTAACACAACCGAAGCGGGTGTGCGTAATGTGGCATGGACTGCTTATAATACAAACCCCCTCTCCCCTCTCAATGTGGCAACGGGCATAAGGCGAGCTGCGCACATAGAGATACCATATTATCATAATGAGCAGTTGTCGCAAGATCAACAAGAAGCGCAACAGATTAAGGATTGTCGTTCAACAGCAAATCATTACCTGCTGGCAAATTCAATGTTGGGCATGACACTTAACTTTAACGCTCCGATAATTCCGCACATGGACGTTAATAAGACTATACAAATCTCAGACCAATATGCAGATATTGAGGATGGTATCTATGTAGTACAAAGTATTACAATACCACTATCCTCGGACAAAATGCAAATAAGCGCAACTAACATAAACTGGTTGCCTAATGATATGATTTTTAGTGGTGTATCAGAAATCGTACAAAGCAATAATAATCAGAACGGAGGTGCAGAGACATAATGAGTGCTTTTGAAATATTAGTGAGACAAGAGGCTGAAAAGGTTGTCAAGGACTCGGCTTGTGTGTTCTCTGCGCCAGCCCGTGTTATCAGCGTGGAAGGCAATCAGAAGTATAAAGTGCAACTTGTGACAAGCGATGCGCAATATATTCTGGCAAATTATAGTGGCTCAGATTTGTATGTGGGCGAGTCAGTTCAAATATATTATAGAAATAATTATATATCAGAACAAACAGCTTATATTGGGAGTTCTTTAACAAAGGCTTCTGGTCATGTGGGTGGCTTGCAGTTTATCAAATTGACGCAAACTGAGTATGATGCCATCGTCAACAAAGATAATAATACAATCTATTATGTTGTCAATAATGGCATAGTGATACAATATCTTGGTAGTACGCCAGTGGGTAGTGGTTATTCTGTTAATTTTGGTGTTGATAATGGAGAGCTTAATATTGTTTCAACGGCTTCTTCTCCAAGTTTCTCAGTTGATGATGGAGAATTAATTGTTTCTGATTAAGAAAGGAGGGCGTAAATGGCAGATATAGATAGAATAAAAATACCTAACGATTCAACGGTATATAACATAAAAGACACTACTGCAAGAAGTGGGCTAAGTGGCAAGCAAAATACTATCGACAGTTCACACAAACTCTCGGCAGACCTTGTTGATGACACAAGTTCAACTAACAAATTTGCAACTGCTGCGCAGCTCTCACAAATTGCAACAAATACAAATGACATTTCAACCCTTCAACAACAAATGGGTGCGGTTAATACTGCTTTGGAGGAGGTGTTGTAAATGCCAGCACATACAATTGCTGAAAATATACAACGTTTAAGAGATGCAACAGCCGCTATTAGTACAGCAATTACTACTAAAGGAGGAACTGTCAGTCAAGGTGATGGCTTAGAAGATTTCGCTTCTGATATTGCAACGATACCCAGTGGCAGTTTAACTCTTATTGAAAAGTCAATCACGGAGAATGGCACATATAATGCTTCATCTGATAATGCGGACGGTTATTCAAAAGTGGTAGTTAATGTTGGCGGTGTAACCCCTACTGAGGACTACCCTGATTTGACTGAAATATGTTCTGTTTGTCATAGGGGTTATGATGAATTTAGCTCTGTTCCAGAAAACTCAATAGAGGCTTTTGGATTTGCAAAAAAATATGGCTATAAATGGATTGAAACTGATATACGTCATACAAGCGACCATGTACCAATACTAAGTCATGATGCAACAATAAACGTAAATGAAGTTTCTTCATCATTAACTATAGCAAGCACTTCTTGGTCAACTCTGTCTGATTATAGTATTGCAAACTATACAAACAAAGTATGCTCCCTTGAAGCGGCTTTAACATATTGCAAGAATAATGACATTTATATGTATATTGAGCTTAAAGACGGTACGCAATCAGAGATTGAAGCTGACTATGCTATGGTTGACAGGCTTGGTATGAAGAAAAGAATCGTATGGATTTCTTTTGATGCGACTTTGCTTGGATATGTGAAAACTATTGATTCATATGCCCGATTACAATATCTTGCAGAAAGCAACAGCTCGTCTATTATTACAACTGCTGAAAGTTTAAAAACTGCAAACAATCAAGTAGGTATAGATATTAAGAGTGATTATTTAACACAAAGCTTTGTTAATTCTGCAACTACTGCTGGTTTAACAGTAAGCACATGGACGGTTACTGATAGGTGGAATATAGTAGATTATTACCGCATGGGTGTAAAACAGTTTACTACTGAAACATTAATTGCAGAGAATGTTATTAATTCATTGGAGCATATAGTTATTGATTCTGATTTTGTAAATGGCAAAATAATGACAGGAGTGGCTGGTGGATTAGATACTACAGACACAACAAGAGTTTCGTATTATGAGAATGATATACCAGTTCAGTCAGCATCATCATTTAGAATTATCGGTTATAAAAATAGCTCCGATGCAAATACAGTACAAATGGGTGCGCAAATATTAAGTGGGGCATGGTATAAGTGTAAGATTCGTAATACAAATGTTTCTTCTACTGTTCCCAGAATTGATAGTGGTTGGAAAACAATTAACAGTAGCTTTACAATGAGTTTATCTTCATCAGAAGGCAATAATCCTACTATAATGGTATTTACTTTTCATTATACCGATAATTCAACTATGAGTCCAACGGCTATAGACCGTGTGGAGATTGATAGAATAAGTACAACATAAATTTGTCAGTGAGGTGATAAAATGGCAAATACGATGAGCGCATATGGCTCAAACACAAATAGACCACTGTCAGAGATAGTGGGATTATCTACAGACACAAAACCCACGGATTCAATCGAGGGTATCAAAATACAGAATGGTTCAAGTTTTAGAGAGCTTGACACGGGTAAGAAGTTTTTATTCGATGCTGAAAATACTACATGGAATGAAGTTTCAAGTGGCGGCGGAGGCGGCGGTGGCTCAACTCTTATTGAGAAGTCAATCTCTGCTAACGGTACATACAACGCTTCATCAGATAACGCAGACGGATATTCAAAGGTTACTGTTGATATACCGAGTGGTGGTCATACTGTCATTGTTACAACCATTCCTAATGCGAAAGTAACATTGACAAGTCTTGATAATACTTATACTGATATTGCTGATAACACTGGTGAATTACAACTTACTGGTGTCGTTGCTGGAACGTATACTGTATCCGCAACATATGATGATGCCACATCTGATACAACCACGATTTCTATACAAGACCACACAGTTACAGAAGATTCATTTGCAACATTAACCATTTCGGCATCTGCAAATACAACCATTACAGTTACCGATGGAACTGTAACAAAGACTTTGGAATATACTGGAACACCGATTGTTCAATACGTTTCTCTTGGTACATGGGAATTGTCATGTACAATTGATGATACCGTGATATCTCGTACTGTGTTGGTTGATTTATATACAAACCAAAATATCCTATTAACACCTCCATCTGCAGCTATACAAAGATATGTTGATTTCACAACGAATACAACGACACTTACTGGTGACACTGATGCACATCCAGTTTATATGGGCATCAACAGATGTAATGTTGCCGATGATGGTACTATAAATGCATACTATGGTGATGACGGATATACTGAAGATGGCTCGAATGGTCAAGTAATGGTTAAGATACCAAAATTCTATTACAAAGTGACACCTGATTCAGATGGTGGATTAGATGGAGTACGTATCAGAAAATGTACATGGGAGATAACCGATTCTTCACTTGGAGGATACACACTCCACCCAGCGTTCTATGATGTAAATGGTAATGAGATAGATTACTTCTTATATGGCGCATTCGATGCTGTAGGTCAGAATTTCGCTGGCACATATGGAACATCATACAATACTACTTCTGACAAACTGTCATCTGTTGCTGGTTCTTCTATGTTACCAACAAATTCACTCACACGAGCTACTGCGCGCACAATGGCAACTAATCGTGGAACTGGTTGGTATTCTGCTGGTGTAAAACAGACCATGGCTGTCCAGATGTTGATGGCTGTTGAATATGGTTTCAATTCCCAGATTGGTATCGGTCAGGGTGTTGTATCCGCGCCGTCAGCAACATATGCTGGACAGACAACGGGTAACGTTACATCTGGTACTCAGGATAATAAAACAACACCTGTTAATTGGCGTGGAATTGAAAACTTCTGGGGAAATATCGATGCTTGGATTGACGGATTGAATCTCAATAATAGAGTTCCGTATTTCTGTAATTCGTATACATTCGTTGATGATACTTCATCTGGTTATACACAGATTTCTTTCTCTTTACCATCATCGAATTATATTACTGCTTTAGGATATGATTCTAATAATCCATGGGTTATACTTCCTTCTGAATCTTCATCAACCTCTAATCCAACTGGCTCAATTGGTGACTATGTCGATTCAAATTCGGGGTGGTGTCTTGCTCGGTTGGGTAGCTATTGGGGGAATGGTTCTGGTGCGGGTGCGTTCTGTTGGCGTTGTAGTAGTCAATCCTCGGGTGCGGGTGCAATTATCGGTGCTCGCGTGATGTTTATTCCTTCGGCTACTTAATATTAATAGAATTTTAAAATGAGAGTTTAAACAATCGGGGCGCAAGTCTGCCCCGCATCAAAGGAGGTAATCAATGGTTACTTTATCAAAATATGGAGCTAAGTATAACCGCAGCATCTTATTCCTTGAAGGCTTATCAACTGACACTAAGCCAACGGGTGAATTTGATGGGCTGAGTATACAAAACGGCTCAGAATATACAGAAGTAGACACGGGCAAGAAGTTCCTGTTTGATTACGATAATGCAACATGGTATGAAGTACAGACAGGAGGAGGCGGCGGAGGCGGAGGCGGCACAAGTAATTACAACGACCTCTCCAATCGCCCAAGTGTAAACAACACGGTGCTGACTGGAAATAAAACATCGGCACAGTTGGGACTTGCTTCAAGTGAGCAAGGTGGCAAGGCTGACACTGCTATACAGGGTATAAAGGTTAATAGCTCAACTGTAAATCCCGATGCCAACAAGGTTGTAAATATTACCGTTCCTACAACAGCAGCGGACGTATCAGCTCTCCCCAACACGACTAAATATGCGGCGGCTCTTAGCCTTACAATCAATAGTTCGACTTATGTTGTGACAGGTCAGCTCAAAGACCAGAACGGTGATAACTTAGGCACAGCTCAGACAATTGACTTGCCTCTGGAAAGTGTTGTTGTCAACGGTTCATACGATAGTCAAACCAAAAAGGTTGTTCTCACATTGCAGAACGGTAATACCATTGAGTTCAGTGTTGCCGACCTTGTTTCTGGTTTACAGACAGAGCTTTCGGCAAGCAACAAGCTGAATCCAGCATATATCGACTATGACAGCACACATAGAGCTGTTAGCGATACCGAGAAGTCAACATGGAATGGCAAGCAATCAGCACTCACATCAGCACAGCTTGCGGCTGTAAACAGTGGTATCAACAGCACAAAGGTTGCACAAATCTCAACGAATAAAAACAATATTT